TTCGAAACAGGTCTGCCTTATATTGCTTTCACTGATACAATTAACGAATATAATCCCAATAAAGAATCCGGGTATATCCCATGTGTAAATTTGTGCACAGAATCTTTCTCTAATGTTGTCGCAGACGAATACGGACATGTTTGCAATCTTGCATCTGTTGTGCTCGGTAATATCAGAGATATGAAGGAATTAGGAAAAATTTCTGCACTTGCTACCAAGATGTTGGATTACGGAATCAGCCTTACAAATGCACCCGATAATATCACGGCAGCACATAATAACAAATATCGAACCATTGGTATCGGTATGCAAGGATTGCATGATTATCTTGCACGAGAATATCTTAATTTCAGAGATACAGATCACATAAGAGAAATTGCCGAATGTATTGAATATCATGCAGTAATGCAAAGTATCGAACTTGCAAAAAGATTCGGCTCGTTTGAAGCATTTGACAAGTCGGAATGGAAAAACGGTAACAGAATCTCACGTTTTAAAGAATATGCTTCGGGTAACTGGGACTGGGATTTAGCACAGAAAGGTATCGATCAGTTCGGTATTCGAAATAGTCAGCTGACAAGCCCGGCACCGAATACAAGCACATCCATTTATATGGATTCTAGTGCTAGCGTGTTGCCTGTTTACGATGCATTCTTCTCTGAGGACAATAAAAACGGCAAACTTGTTGTTTCTGCTAAGTTCCTTAAGGATAATCCATTGGGTTACGCAAAAACATTCCCTAAGCATAGTGCTACAGAAATTATTGATGTTGTTGCCGAATTGCAGAAATTCATTGACACAGGCTGTTCAATGGAGTTAATATTTGATCAACGAAAAGCTACGTTTAATGCCAAGGAATTATACGATGCACTTCACTATGCTCATGCACGTGGCGTGAAAGCTGTCTATTACATTCGTACAATTAAGAATAACGCAACTCAAGACGGATCCCGTGCAGAAGCTGATTGCGTAGCTTGTGCCGGATAATGTATAGCCAACCTCTTATAAAACGGAGATTTGTAGTGTCATCATCCTTACCTGATGATGACCAGCTAATAGATAAGTTAAAGGGGATTGAAGACATTATATCGCTTAATTTGGTATCTTTCTATTACGAACAAATAGAGAAGACATTTAGCATGTCATGTCGTGTCCCCGATGACAAGATCGAAGAGTTAGATTACAGATTAGATAATATGACAAAATTAACTCTTCGTACATTAAAAGGCATCAACAATGATATAGCGTCGACAACAGTTTTCGGCGATATTAAGATAACACATAAATCGCTATCTTTTGATTACGGTTTGAACGAAGCAGTGGAAATACTTATAAAAGGAACATATAAATGACAGATTTGGTAAAGAAGAAAATATTTGATGCAACAGGCGACGATAGCGTAATTTCGAGAAATATCATTGGTGGTAATACAACAGGCATTCTTAACCTAAACAGTGTTAAGTATCAATGGGCACCTAAGTTATATACCATTATGGTTAACAATTTCTGGATTCCTCAAAAAATATCGCTAGTAGATGACAAAGTTACTATCAAGGAACTTACACGAGACGAAATGGACGCATTTAAGAATACTTTGTCATTTCTGATTGCACTAGATAGTATGCAGGTGAATAATTTACCTAACATCGGCGACTATATAACTGCCCCCGAAGTTTCCGGACTGTTTACAATTCAGGCATTCCAAGAACTTATACACTCGCAATCGTATCAATATCTTCTTCAAGAACTTTTCCCCAACATGGAAAGAGAGGACATTTACAACTTGTGGAGAAGTAATCCACTGTTGCTAAAGCGCAATACTTTCATTGCTGAACAATATCAAAAATTCAACAATGACCGAACACTTGAGAATTATAAGATTGCACTTGCTGCTGATTATGCGCTAGAAAGTATCTATTTTTATAATGGATTTCAGTTCTTCTATCAGCTTGCAGCAAGAAATAAAGTTGCTAACGTTGCTAAAATGATTAAGTATATCGAAAACGACGAAGTAACACACATTAACTTATTCGCTAATGTTATTCGTGAAATCTTTGATCTCAATGATCCGACTGATAGAAAGATTTTAATTGATTGCATTACACAAGCAACCGAACACGAAATCGAATGGGGCACAGAAACTTACGGCGATAGAATCTTAGGTATGTCTATTCAAAGTACCGAAGAATATAACAAGTATCTTGCAAATCAGCGTTCCAAGGTACTGGGACTGGGAGTCATCTACAAAGGTTATACAAAGAACCCTTACGAATATCTTAATGCAGAAAAACGTGAAAATTTCTTTGAGACTAAGGTTACAGAGTATTCCCGCTCAGAAGCAGTTGATGGGTGGGATACATTCTAAACCGACTTGTATAACACAACTAACTAATATATAATTAATACACATATTATGCTAAAAACTAAAATAGAACTACCCTACATCGGCGTGTTTAAACTTAACAGCGGCGAAGAATTTATCGGTAAAGTGATCGAGGATAATATTACAAGCTATGTTATTTCTAAACCACTTACTATTGTACAGGTACCTGGACAAGGTCCGCAATTTGCACCACTTGTAATGATGGCCGATGCCGATAAACCGATTACTGTACCAAAGCCAATTATTGCCGCATTGCCAAGCGCAGCACTTGAATCACAATACGAATCTATTACTTCCGGCATAGCTCTGCCACAAAAGAGCTCAATCATTTCATAAACACAAGGAAATAATAATGAAACCCACTAGCAAAACTCCATACGAAATTAGGCTCGAATTGCTTCAGCTTGCGTTCAACATACTCTCTGCAAAGCATATGGCTTCTGCTGCTGCCGACCACCCGCATATGGAAATTCCGTATCCGCAGACTTCCCCGACAACAGAAGATGTAATCAAAGAAGCCGAAAAAATGAATTCGTTTATTTCGAAAGCTAACCAAGCAATCTAAGCTTGACATCTAGTGTTTTGCATAGTAACATATGGGAAACACAGGATGTTAGATGATCAAACACGTTAAGAAGTTTTTGCAATCAGTCAGCGCCTGGGCGAATTACAATCCCCCAGGCGCTCTCACGACAGAAGCATGGCATCTGTTCAATGAGGAATTCAAGGAAAAAGCTCCTATACGATATTACTTCGATAAGACTTTTCCTAAGTATTTTCGTCCGATAAAGGGTAAGATAAGTGATTTGATGTGGGGTATTCGCTATCGCACATACGATAAATATCATGTCATTCGTACAGGCCTCAAACCGGGGTATTACGAAATTGATACCAGAATGCTGCATTGCAACTTTTCACTTCTGGTATCCTATGTCGAATTGCAACTAGCAGGCATGTGCTATCTGTTCTCAGATGAATACGAGAAAGAACGTTGGAAGTGGAATATCCCATTCTACAGTCATTTTGTTAAAGTCGACCCAATCTGGGGTGTGACTTCTCTTTATCGCAGAATCGAAGGCGGCAAATCAGCCTCCGCGGCACCATCAGATATTGCCGAAGCTGAATTCGGCAAAGAAGTGCTAGAGTTATACACATGGTGGACTAAGACAAGGCCTGCTAGGCATCTTCAGAAAGAACCGCTTCCTGATTATAGTAACCAGGGCCTGGGTAGCATGGCAATATTTCATCCTGCATTCGACGAAACTGCTGCTGACTATGTTGCATTCACAGCAGCATATAAAAAGAATGAAGCACTTAAGGAAGCATGGGAAATAGAAGACGACGAAATGTTAATTCGTCTAGTAAAAATTAGAAAAAGACTTTGGACCTAAGGAACAAAATGTTTAGCAACATAAAACAGATTGCAAAGAGTAACTTCAACGGTATATTTGCTTTCGGTGATACACACTCGGACTACGATTCATTCAGGCAGGCTTACGACTATGCAGAAGCAAACAATCTGTTCTTCATGTCGCTGGGCGACCTGGTTGATCGTGGACTGTTTCCGTTTGAAGTAGTATCGCTGATGCATAAGGCTGTGTCAGAGAAGAAAGGCGGAATGGTAATTGGAAACCATGATGACAAATTCTACCGTCATGCCATTGGCAATAAAGTGAGATTTTCAGGAGACGGCAAAGCCACACTTGAACATGTAGGCAGTCATCG